CTGCCGTCAAGGAATTGCCTAAAATTTCTAAGCAAATGGCTAATATCCTCGAAGATTTACAGTTAAGTGGTGTTGTCATTGACGACGATAGCGGATTATAAGTATATAAAAGAATATTTTGATGCCATTAAGTCCGGTGAAATTATTGTTGGCCAAGACCAAATTAAGCTGATCGATTATTTAGAGAATCGAGTATTAAACCGCGATGATATTTATCTAGATGAGCAAGCTGTTGAGAATTCAATCAGCATTCCTGGCAAATATTTTCCATTCAAACTATTCCCCTGGGAGAAATTCGCTCAAGTATTTATTTACGGATTGCGATGGACTAAGACGAAACAATTAGTATTTAACACTTACTTTATTTATGTTGGTCGCGGATCTGGTAAAAACGGATTTATCGCTTGGAATTCATTTTATTTGCTGAGCAATAAGAATGGTATTAAACATTATGATGTTGAATTAAACGCTACATCGGAGGACCAAGCTAAAACTAGTTTCAAAGATGTTTATGATGTGATTGATGATCATCAGCAAATAAAAGATTCAAGTTACAAATTACGAAAAGAAGCAATTACTAACGTTGCAACTGGGAGTATTCTTGAATATAACACTGCTAATGCAAAAACAAAGGATGGTAAACGCCCTGGAGCTAACGTTTTCGATGAAGTTCACGGTTATGAAGATTATAAGTCTATTTCAGTTGCTACATCTGGTGGTGGTAAAGTTCCTGATTATCGCGAATTTTACATCACAACAGATGGTAACGTTCGTGGCGGACCTCTCGATGATCTCAAAGAAGAGGCGCGAGCAATTCTTAATGGCGAATTAGGAATAGATAAAGAGGGCGCACAATATTCAACGATGTTCCCGTTCATTTTTAGATTAGATAGCGATGATGAAGTTGATGATCCGGAGAATTGGCAAAAGGCTAGTCCATCCGTCAACTATAACCCGGAGCTAAAGAACAAGATGATGCAGGAATACGCTAAAATGCAGCGTAATGCTTCGTTACGGATCGAATTCATGACTAAGCGAATGAATAGACCGGTTGAAGATACTCGCTTTGCAATCGCCGATTATGAGGACGTATTGAAGACCCAAGATGAGGATGTCCCAGCAGACACTAGCGAAGCAATAGGCGCACTTGATTATGCTGAAATTCGTGACTTTTGTTCAGTAGGATTGTTCTTCAAGATCAACAGTAAAACATATTGGCACCAGCATACGTTTATCTACTACAAAGCGTTGGAATTACAGAATATTAACCAGGACATTATCAATATTGCTTTAGAAAAAGGCAACGCTGAAATTGTTCATGGCCGTAAGATTGAACCGCAAATGGTTGTTGATTGGTTCATTAAACAAGCTGAAAAGTATTACATCAAAGAGGTGTGCATGGATGAGTTTAGAGCTTCAATCCTGGCACCTCTTTTTCGTGAAGCTGGCTTTAAAGTTAAAATTGTTCGCCGTGGCCGGATTGAGCAATCAAAAATGGATCCAATTCTATCAACAATGTTCATTGATCATACGTTGTTCTTTGGTGATGATCCATTAATGCGTTGGTACACCATGAACGTCTACAAGCATTTCTTGCCAAACGATAATGTGGAGTATCTAAAGATTGAGGCTAAGGCGCGTAAGACAGATGGTTTCTTCGCTTTCACGCATGCAATGGTGGCCAGGGATGATTTAACCGACTATGGAGAATTTGATGGCAGTGATGATGATGATACGGAAATGACACCATTAGTTTTCTAATCGAAAGGAGGTGAGAGAGTGGGAGTGTTAAACAAGATTTCACGGTTCTTTCTAAATCCGACGGCGGATGAACTTACTGCGTATTTTGCCTCTTTGGAAAACGATATGGTTTATCGGCGTTTGGCCATAGAGACATGTATTGACTTGATCGCAAATGCGATGTTAAAGGTCGAATACAAAACTTATGAGCAGAACAAGCGAGTGAAGAATGATATTTATTATCGTTTAAATGTGAGCCCGAACGGCAAACAGAATTCTAGCGAGTTCTATAAATCCCTGGTTCATCATTTGTATTATGACAACGAAGTTTTAGTTGTTAGTCCTGGGCGAAATGATTCAGAACTATTTATTGCTGATGACTTTAACGTCACTGAACAGGCCTTGAAGCCTGATAGGTTTGATCACGTAACAGTTAATAACTTACAGCTTGATCGTTCTTTTACAGAAACGGATGTAATTTACCTCAAATTAGCTGATACAAATATTCGGTCAATCATTGATTCGTTTTATGCCAGTTACGGTAAATTGTTGGCCAGCGCAATCAATATATACAAACGGAATAATGCCCGCCGATTTATTTTGAAAGGCGACATTTTCCATATTCAAGATCGTTCTGGCCAAGAAAAAATTAACAAAATGATGACTGCACAATTTAAACCGTTTTTTGAAGCTGATAATGCTGGTTCAGTATTTCAGCTGCAAGATGGTTTTGATCTAAAAGATGTAAGTGGCACTACGAAGAGTGATAGCCGCGACATTAAGAATCTACTTGATGATGTAATCGACACAACATCGTCAGCGTTTCACGTTCCGAAAGGATTGATGAAAGGCGACATGGCCGGTTTATCTGATCAGATAGATTCTTTTTTAATCTTTACAATTCATCCGTTAGTTGCGCTAATTACTGATGAGCTGAATTCAAAGATTTACACGATGGACGAATACAATTCGGGCGACTTCGTTCGTGCAGACACTACTAACATCAAGGTTACAGACGTTACGTCTATGGCCACGGCTTTAGACAAGTTGTTATCAATAGGTACGATGTCAGTTAATGACGCGAGCGAAAAGGTTGGTACTGACCCAATCGACGAGGAATGGGCCAATAAGCGTTATATCACGAAGAATTATTCCGAAGCTGAGCAACTGATTAATTCATTGAAAGGAGGTGAGAAAGAGAATGACAGTAAAGAACAAACTAAGCAAATTAGAATTTAGCAATGAGGGAACGGCGGTTGAAATTTCAATCTACGGTGTTGTTGATGGTATTGATATTTCAGCTAAGACAATCAAAGAAACTCTAGATGCTGCACAACCGGAGTCAATTACATTACGAATTAATTCCGTTGGTGGCGATGTTCAAGAAGGTATTGCGATTGGCAATATTATCAAGTCTTATGGCGTACCAACAACAGCGATTATTGACAGTTTATGTGCTTCAATCGCTACGGTTATTGCTGATTCATGCGACAGAGTGGAAATGGCATCTAACGCTAGTTTCATGATTCATAATCCAGCGGTTGGCTTATTTGATGCTATGACAGCAGATGATTTACGCAAGATTGCAGCTACTTTAGATAGCTTAACTAAATCAATCAAACAAACTTATTTAGACAAAGGTTTAAAGATTGACGAGAAAAAGTTGGGCGAATTAATGGACGCTGAAACATGGATGACTGCTCAAGAAGCATTAGATTATGGATTTATTGATGAGGTTGGCCAATCAGTTAAAGCTGTTGCATGTGCTACTCGTAAAATGCTTGATATGTATGAAAATGCTCCTGATGATTTACCAGTAGAACCTGATGAGCCAGATGAGTCAGAAAATCCTGAGCAAGATCCAAACAAGAAAGGTGATGAGAGTTTGGACGAATTAATGCAGAAATTGTTTGATGATGTTGATGCAATCAAAGCTAAATATAAGCCTGGACAATCTGATCCAGATGAACCTGAACAACCAAAAGACCCAGATAAAGAAGACCCTGACACTCAACGGAAAGTTGAGAACATGTTCAAGGCTTTTTTTAATACCAAAAAATAATTGGAGGAATCAAAAATGACTTTAAAACAATTAAAAACAAAAGCCTCATCAGAGGCATTACAAAAGGCTTTCCATGATGGATCAGAAACGGCATTTTCAGATGCGATGGCCTCTTTTGCATATGATATTCAAGCCAGCATTATTGAAGAAGCAAAGCAAACTTCAAACGACACTGCTGTATTGATGAACCGCGGTCAAAAGCCTTTAACTTCACAGGAGACAAAATATTACAACGAAGTAGTTAATAACGGCGGATTTGATGGTGTTGAAACATTAGTACCAGCAACCGTTTTCGAACGTGTATTTGAAGATTTACAAAATGATCATGGTTTACTTTCCAAGATTGAATTTGTAAATACAACTGGTGTTTCTGAATTCATTACTTCACGCGGCGTTAATCCAGCTTGGTGGGGTAAATTAACCAATGCGTTCAAAGAAGTTTTAGATAACGGCTTTGAAACAATTAACATGAAACAATTTAAATTATCAGGTTACATCCCAGTTGCTAAAGCAATGCTTGATTTAGGGCCACAGTGGTTAGATCGCTACGTTCGTACAGTATTAGTTGAATCATTGCGAATCGGATTAGAAGATGCAATTATCAGCGGCGATGGAAATGACAAGCCAATCGGCATGATTAACGATATTAAAAATGTCACAGATGGCAAACATCCGGTTAAAACAGCAGAAACATTAGCTGACTTCACACCAAAAACCTTAGGTGAAATTATGAGTAAATTTTCAAAGGTTAAATTTGACGGTGTCGAAACAACTTACTACCGAAACGTTAAACCAGAAGATGTTGTCATGATTGTTAATCCGTCTGATTACTGGTTGAAAGTTTATCCGGCGATCACAACTCAAATTATGGATGGTTCATATCGCACTGGTTTACCACTCGCGTTTGATATTGAAACATCCGTCGCAGTTCCCGAAGGCCAGGCAGTTATTGGCGTTGGCCGTGACTACTTTATGGGCATTGCATCAGAATTAAAAATTGAAACATCTGATGAAGTTAAATTTATTGATGATCAACGTGTTTATGCTGCACGTCAATACGCAAATGGCCAACCTAAGAGCAATGATTCATTCCGTCTATTTACTTTACCGGACCCAAAAGCATAACGCCTCCTGGGAATGGTGGCGACGCCACGACAACTGCAATTAATACCAGTCAAAAGACGGCTACTGGAGCCGTTGGGACGGTTAAGAACGTGACACTGTCAGTTACACCGGAGAATGCTACTGACGCTGAAACAGTGTTAAATTCGGCAATTCCAACATCAAGCGACGAAGCTATTGCGACAGTTGCAAAAAATGCAACGGCCGGCTATGACATTACTTTTGTAGCAGCCGGTTCAGCAGCAATCACGTTCACATCTGGCGAGTTGACAGCAACCGTGGCAGTAACTGTCACTGAATAGGCGGTGGTTATTTGACTGACGAAAGAGTAGAAGTAATTGTCGACTATCTCAAAGAAAATCTCGGTATCGATTGGAAAGACGATGATAAACTACTGACGCGAAAAATTAAGACGTCAATGGCTTATTTTGACCGCAAGACTGGCGTTAAGTTGACCTATGAGGATAATTCCCCAGAACTTGAGTTAACGCTTGAGAGGGCACGATACGACTGGAATAATGCACTTGATGATTTTGAGAATAATTACAAGAGTGAGATTTTATCCTTGATCATGGATGCAGCTTTATCACAAGAGCCGGAAGAGGATGATAATGATGGAACGAATTAGAGAGACTTTCAATGACGGAATTCTTGTCATTAATGAACAGCAAACAATTCGTAATTCACAGCGTGTTAAGACTGGCACTATGCTAGTCCCGCAAGCACGTTTACATTATCGCCGCATGGTTCTTCGTGATGCTGATGTTCAAATGATCGGGCAAGGGATTGCTTCAAAAGTAACGCGTAAACTCAAAACAATTCTGCATCCGCTACTGCGAGATGAAGATTTTAAGAATACGTATTTCGTAACAATTAATGGCGATTCTTTTAATACGCTGTATGTCGATTGGGATAAGAATTATTCATATCTATATCTTGAGAAAGTAGGTGGCCAAGACGGATCAGAAACAACGATTGGTCAAGCTAAATGAGTTACTCGTTACCAGATTGATGACGTTTGATGGCAAAAAAGATTTTCCGGTCTTTGGTGGCGCGGTGTCTAAGTCTGAACAACAAAAGATTGGTATGAATTACATGATGTATACGACCGGTGATTTCACGAAAGCACCGGATCAGCAAGATGATTATTCATACAATCAAGCTGTTTATGTCACTTACATTTCTGAAAACCGTGATTTCTTAGATGGCGACATTATCGACATTATGAAGTTGATTAAGTCGGCTAATCATAACGTCATTGATGTTACTAAAGAAAATCGGCAGCTAGAAAGTCAAGATCGGTATATCGATATCACAATCTTTGAATGTTCGAGGCTCGTAAAAGTTGGCTGCTAGTGACTGGGATGTTGATTTTAGTGGGTTTGATGTTCTCATCGAGCGATGTCAGAAGCTGCCGGATCGTGCAGAGAAGATAATCAATGAAACCTTGCGTAATGAGTCTGGACCAACAGCTGTTAAAGCAATTGATTCTGACACACCAGTTTCTAAAGCTGGATTGCGCCAAGGCCACCGTCACGCTAAAGGGGCTAATGAATATCAAGTCAGCTACAACAATTTAGGTTTTGTAGTCAGACCAAAGAAGAAATATAACTATTTAAAATATCCCGATCTAGGAATTGGTACATCAGTTAATAACGTGCCATTAAACTTCCTGGACAAAGGATTAGACAAAAGTGTGGCCAAGATTGTTGATCAATTAGTAGCTGCACTTGATAACAATTTGATGAAATGAGGTAAATAGAATGGCTACTACAACTATTCAAACATTCGATAACGTGTCTATTAGCGCGTTATCGTTTTTCTTTAAAAATGATGAAGCCGCAATTATTTCTGACTGTGTCGGTAAATTAAGCGGTGAAACTGAAATGCAAGAGATTGTTAAAAAATGTGGTGCTACTGAAATCAAGAAGATTTCTAAGCCAACTAAATTAACAGTCACAATCACAGCACACGTGCCAGTTGAAGTATTCCGTCGGTTTTATGGTTTGAAGCACAACGACGTGCTGAAAGCTGGAATTTATTCATACGGTCCAAATTCAGTTGGTGAGAAGTTTGCTTTATCAGCTAAAATTCTTGATGAATTTGAGGGCAATGCGAAGTTACTAGCATTCTTGAATGCAGTGTCAACTTCTGGTTTAACGTTTGAAATTGAAAATGGTGCTGATGAAGTGGCAGCACTTGAGCTTGAAGCTGGTGTCATGATTGATGATTTGGGCGAGTTCTACCATGAAGCGATCGTTCAAGAACTTGAAGAAGATTTAACTGATGGTTGGATGAACAAGCTAACTCCAGAGATATTAAAACTTGCTGAAACACCTGCACCTTAATCAGGCAAACTGAAAGCAACAAAAACATCTAAATAGCAGTAATGAAACAGAGACGAGAGACGTGAGACGATACTGGAGGGTATTATGAGTAAAATTACTGAATTGAACCAAGCTAAAGAAAAACAAGATGAATTAAAAGGCTTTGAAATTTCAAACGGAAAGCCCGCTTTAAAATTAAACGATGGATCACTTGTAGAGTTAGATGTCACGTTAAACATTAAGAAGTTAATGCTGATTAATCGTGATTTTAATACTGACGCTTTTGTTCAGAGTAATATTGGCTCAGATGAATCGATCAGTTATTCAATTGTTCAAGGGATTCAAGCGGTGTACATTGCATATCGTCAAGCGCATATGAATGAATACTTAACTTATGATGAATTCTATGATAAATGGGACTTTGATAATGAAGTAGCACAACGCGTCTATTGGGCTTTACTTTATAAAAAAGTCAGAGCAGATTTTCAGAAATCTTTTGAGAAATCATTTAAAGCAAAAAAATAAAAGGCGGCTATAAGCTGCCGAAAATAAGTATTGCATCGGCCGAAGACCTGTACTCCATGTACACATTAGTCTTCGGCCTTTCTGATGCGATCGTTCTAGGGCTGCCACTTTGGAGCGTTGATCGTTTAGCCAAAAACAAGAATTCGTTCACAGCGTGGAAATCAGCAAAAGAACAAGAAGAAATGGAGAAAGGAGGTAAATAAATGGCAAGAAAAACAGAAGCCCAGGTTGAGTTTAGTGTTGTCGACAAAGGCCTTAAAAAGACGATGAGCGAGATTAGTTCTGAGATGGTGAAGAACCGACAGGAACAAAAGCTTGTTCAAGAACAGCTGAAGAATACTGGTTCTGAAACGGATAAACTCGAATCTAAGTTATCTGGTCTGAAGAACGAGTATGAGCAACAAGGGCAAAAAGTCCAGGTCTTAGGAAAACAGCTGGCCAATGCGCAAAAATATTTTGGCGAAAATTCAACAGAAGCGCAGAAATATGAAAAGCAATTGCGATCAGCTCAAATCTATCAACAACAATTAAGTAACAGAATTCAAGATACAAGTCAGGCTTTATCAGAAGCTAAAGGCGAAACGTCAACTTATGCCGGCTCAATGGACAAAATTGGTCAAGCTCAAAAGAAAGTCGCTGCCGAACAAGCAGCAAGTACAGCCGAGTTCAAGAAATGGCAAGCAACAGCTGGTCAAACCGCAACTGATGCCGAGAAACTTGCTAAAGCTCAAGAATATAACGGACAACAGTCCAAACTTGCTGCGCAACAAGTCGATTTATTGAAACAGGCTTTAGCAAGAACTCAATCAGAATTTGGCGAAACGTCAACTGAGGCTATGCAGATGAAAGCCAAACTGGCTGATGCAGAAACAGCCATGGCTGAATTATCAAACGAAGCCAAGAATGTTGACACAACTAATCTGAATGAGATTGGTGACAAGATCGACACTGGTAATTTGATGGAAGCTGCTGATCAAATTGGCGAATTAGGCGATCAGATTAAAGAGATTGGCAGTGAAGCCGTTGATATGTCAAACGACTTTGGCAACGCGACAACGCGGCTGAATAATTCAATGGGACTTTCTGGCCAAGCAGCTGATCAAATGAGCCAACACGTCAAGAACCTTTACGAAAAAGGCTTAGGCGATTCATTTGACAGCGTAGGTGAATCTGTTCAGCAGGTTTATCAACAGATTGGTTCACTGATTTCTGATTCTGACCTTGAACCCGTAACTGAAAGTGCGATGAATTTGTCCGATACATTTGACATGGACATGAGCGAGGCGCTCCGTGGCGTTAACGCCTTGATGACAACCTACGGCATGAGCGCCCAAGACGCGTTGAATTATATTGCCAAAGGCGCGCAGAACGGTTTAAACAAAACTGATGAATTAGGCGATAACCTTGCAGAATACGCACCACTTTTTGAACAGAATGGCTATTCTGCCGATCAGATGTTTAGCGCATTGCAATCAGGATTAGACAGCGGAGCCTATAACTTAGATAAGGTCAATGACCTGGTCAAGGAATTTGGTATTCGTGTTGCTGATGGTTCGGTCAAAACCGCAGTCCAAGGGCTGGGTAAAGACTGGGAATCTATGTACGACAAGATGAAAAAAGGCGGCGCCAGCAACCAAGAAATCTTTACTGCATTAGCAAAGAAAGTCCAGGGCTTAGGTTCTGATCAGGAGAAAGCGACTGCCATCTCTGCAATTTGGGGTTCACAAGGTGAAGATAACGGTACGAAGGTTATCGAAGCCATGGCGGACGTACACAATTCATATACTGATGTCGGAAATGCTATGGACGAGATCAACAGGAAAAGTGCGGCAAACAATGAGTGGGAAGCAAGTCTTCGTGAACTCAAAGATAGCATGATCGATATTGGCGACACGGTTAAAGAAGTGATTCAACCAATGTTGGATTCGATTAATGAGATGGCTAAAGGATTTGGTAAGTTACCCGAACCAGTTAAGAAAGTGATTGTTGTTATCGGGATGATTGCCACCGCGGTTGTTCCGGTAATCGCAGTAATAACAAAAGTTGTTGGAATCTTTAAGTCGTTTGGGGCACTTTTTACCGCAGGTGGTGCTGTTGCAGAAGCAGGTGCAGGTGGCGCCGCAGCCGCAGGAGCGGTATCTGCACCGTTGTTACCAATTATCGGCATTGTGGCAGGCGTAATTGCTGCCATTGTTGCCTTAATTGCGATTATCAAAAACTGGGGTGCTATTTCCAAGTGGCTAAAAGATGTTTGGTCAGGAATGTCCGAATTTTTTTCTGGACTTTGGGAAAGTATTAAATCAGGCGCTTCAAATATTTGGAGTAGCGTTCAAGATGCCTGGTCAGGTGCAGTTGAGAATATAAAAGGCGTTTGGAATGGAATTACAGGCTGGTTTACTGAGTTGTGGAATTCTATCACTGAAACGGTTAGTGGTGCTGTTCAAGGCGTTCAAGATGCCTGGTCAGGATTAACACAATGGTTCTCGAATCTGTGGCAATCTATTGTTGATGTGGTGTCGCCTGTTTTCACTACAATTGGCGAGATTGTCCAAGTTGGGCTAATGACAGTTCAATCAATCATTCAAGGTGTTTGGCTATTTATTACTTCAATCTTTCAAGCTGGCTGGAATATTATCAGCGGTATATTCAAGTTTATTGTTGATGGCTGGATGAATATCTTTAACGCGATGTGGAATTTTGTTCAACCGATTTTAACGAGTGTTTGGAATTACATCACGACAACGTTCAACAATATCGTCAATACAATTAAAACGGTTATGGCGCCAGTTGTAGAATTCCTGAGTGGTATTTGGAATTCGATTAAGACAACTATTCAAAACGTTTGGAATGGTGTGACTTCATTCTTATCAGGAATTTGGAATGGTATTTCTAACACTGCACGATCCGTTTTTACAGCGGTTGGAACATTCTTTAGTGGCGTTTGGAAAAACATTTCTAATACTGCTAAATCAGTTTGGAACGCTGTTTCTTCGTTCTTATCAGGCTTATGGAACGGTATTAAATCAATAGCAACATCGATCTTTAATGCCATTAAGTCTACGGTAGTTAATATTTGGAACAATATTAAATCGACGACTTCAAGTATTTGGAACGGCATTAAGTCGACAATTTCGGGCGTTTGGTCGGGTATTAAGTCAACAGTATCAGGTGCGGTTAACGGTGTTAGAAGTACGGTATCTGGAGTTTGGAATAGTATCAGGTCAACTACATCAAGTGTGTGGAACGGCATTAAATCAGCCATTACAACACCAATTAACGCAGCTAAAGATACGGTTGGCCGAGTTATTCAATCAATCAGAGGTTTCTTTAGCGGACTTCACTTGAGTTTACCTGGAATTAAAATGCCTGCCATGCCGCACTTTCACCTGAACGGTAAATTTAGTTTGAAGCCACCGTCAGTCCCACATTTATCAGTTAGCTGGTACGCAAAAGGCGGTATTATGCAGCGTCCAACGCAATTCGGTGCTAACGGTAATACAGCTATGGTTGGTGGCGAAGCTGGGCCAGAAGCAATTTTGCCGTTGAATAACAAGTATTTGTCAGTAATTGGTAACGCAATTGAGGCTGCTAGGTCTAAAACAATTGAATCTAATACTAATCAAGTCTTTAATGTGACGTTTAACAATACCATTTCAAGCGGTTATGATGCTGATTCAATGTTTGAAAGAACAGATCGGTGGTTGAGTGACCACGGAGCTAGTAAGAAATTTGGAACAAAGGGGATGGCGTAATGGACAACGATGTAATTATTGATGATATTTCAGCAGAATCGATGATGTTATCGGTTGTTGGTCGGTCTGACATTCAAGCACCTGAGGCTGAATATGAATCAGAATACATCGAAGGCCGCGATGGTTCTGTTAATCGCTTCTTGTACTTCAAGGATGTTGAACAGACAATCGAATTCAACATCCTTGAAGAATTTAATATCAAATCTCAAATCAGAAAGATTAAGGCTTGGCTGCTAAATGCTGAGTCTTTTTATTTTACCGATGACCAGGATATTTATCGCAAAGTTAAAGTAGCGAAAATTGATGGAATTAAGAATGATATTGCTGAATACGGTGATTTCGAAGTCACGTTTACTTGTGATCCGTTCGAATATGTACGCAATGATAAAGCTGTTGTTGCAACTAACGGTGGAAGTATTGACAATATTGGGACATATAAGTCTCTGCCAGTATTGACGTTGTATGGAGCTGGTGATTCAACCGTTACAGTTAATGATCAGACCGTTTCGATGAACTTACAAAAGGATTATGCAAAAGTTGATTCGGAAATCATGGAAGTTTATTTTCAAAACACCAATCTTGGTCAA